CGTTTGAGAGAAATCTGCGAACGATTATTCGGAAGCATCTCAGGGCGGGGATGACGCTGTGATGAAAATCATCCCGGCCGATCAGAGACTCGCCGAAAAGAGTGGCGCGAAGATCCTCGTCGTCGGCCCTTCCGGCGTCGGCAAGACGAGCTTGCTGCGCACCTTGTCCGCGGTGATGCTGCCGGCGACCTTGTTTATCGATATCGAGGCTGGAGACCTCGCGGTCGCTGACCTCCCGGTTGCGAGCGTCCGGCCGCGGATGTGGAGCGAATGCCGTGACCTCGCCTGTGTTCTTGGCGGCTTCAATCCGGCGCTGCCGGCGAACGTCGCTTATTCCGAGGCGCATTACAACGAAGTGATGAAGAACCCCGAGCTAGCGCGGCTTGGATCCTTCACCATTCTGTTCGTCGACAGTCTCACCGCTGCTGCCCGGCTGTGCTTCACCTGGGCAGAGCAGCAACCTGAAGCCTTCTCCGATCGCGGTCGTAAGGACTTGCGCGCGGTGTACGGCCTGCATGCCCGCAGCATGTTGGGCTGGCTCGGCCAGTTGCAGCACATGCGCGAGCGCGCGGTCGTGCTCGTGGCAGTGCTGGAGAAAAACACCGACGAGCTCAACATCTCGACGTGGCAGCCGCAGATCGAGGGTGCGAAGACCGGACGCGAACTGCCGGCAATCGTCGATGAAATCATCACCATGCAGTGGATCGACTTTGGCGATCGCAAGCCGGTGCGTGCGTTCGTGTGTACGAATCCAAATTCCTGGGGCTATCCCGCCAAAGACCGTTCCGGTCGGCTCGAACAGCTCGAACCGCCAAACCTTGGCGCATTGATCGAAAAGCTAGCCGGTCCCGGTCAGCGCAAACCTTTCACCGTCGTTTCACCCGAGCAGTCCGCTCAAACCTAGAGGAGACGCACCATGCCCTTCTGATGCTCCACCGCCGCAGTTCGAGATGATCCCGCACGGCACCACCGCGACGTTCGTGCTTCACATCCGCGCCGGTAATGTCGGTGAGGACGGCATGCTCACGCGTTCGAAGGACGGCGGTTGCGAAATGCTCGTCAGCGAGCTCACCATCGCTGACGGCCCGCATAAGGGGCGCAAGCTGTTCGAGCACTGGATCCTGGCCGGCACCACCGATGGCCACGCCAAGTCCGCGGACATCAACCGCAGCACGCTGAAGGCGATTCTGGACAGCGCGCTCGGGCTCAAGCCCGACGACCTGAGCTCGCAGGCGCGTGCCGCCCGCACGGTCAGCCTCAAACAGTTCGAGGGCATGAGCTTCATCGGCCGCATCGGCATCGAAAAGGGCAGGCCCAGGAACGACAGCTCCGGCGAGAACTGGCCGGACAAAAACATCCTCGCGGCGGTGATCACGCCCGACAAGAAGGAATGGCACCCGGTCGAGCAACCGCCGCCGTTCAACGGTGGCGGCGGTGGGGCTCAAGCTGCGCCCGCCGAGACACCCATTGCGCGACCGGGGTGGGCGTCGTGAAGAAGAAGACCCACACCATCGGCGAGGCCTCGCTGTCCGCGCTCGAAGATCAGTGGCAACACGATGCCACCGCTGCCGCCATCGCGGCGGCGCGCGGGGTCGTCCAGATGGACGGCCCCATCCCGCCCAGCACGCCGATCGGACGGCTCTCGGATACCGAGTGGGGGTGGATCCTCGCGGCGATGCTGTTCGCGTGGGTCTCCGCGCGGGCGCAACAAGCAACCTCGGAGGAGATCGACACCGAGCGCACCGTCAGGCTGGTCGCCCTCGATCCCCTCCCATGGGACGCCGGCGCGGTGGCAATAATTCTGCCGGACTTGGCAAGCGAGTGCTCCGACATCGATTGGACCAAGCCGCTCACCGAGTGGCCGAGGGAAACCATGATCGAGTTTCTGCTCAAGGCCATGCGGTTAATCCGCAAAGCAATGATTGCACGTGATCAAAGCGACAAAGGTATTAGCCGAAAATCAAGTGCGAGCATGATTGCGCGCCAGGCCAATGCCGCCGCCGGCGGGCCGTTGATGCTGCCCGACGAGCTCAACGACGAGATTGGAATTTAAGGACACGACAACATGAGCGACCGCTTCGCCCTGGTGCGCGAGCACAAACTATTCGAATTAGTTCGCGATCTCTGGGACGCGCGTGGCGTGCTGGATCGCATCAGCTTCGCTAGCAATGGGGAAGGCTTCGCACTTTGCAAGGCATACGAGATTGAGAACGCTCTCCATACGATTGATGAGGCTATTGCCCACCTCGACGACGATGTTCGCTGGGGAGAGTAGTGCCGTGCTCAACCTCAACCGTGCTTCCCTTTCGCTCGAGCCAATAAATATCGCCGTCAATGAAGCGATCGAGCGCGCCGCCGCGACAACAGCGGAGTTGCCACGTCCGTACCTCGGAGCGTCGATTGTCGGACACGAATGCGCGCGTCGTTGCCAGTACGATTGGTGGTGCAAGCCCGTGCTCGCGGCCAGGACGCGCGAGATCTTCGACCGCGGGCACTATTTTGAGGAGCGTGCGCGGCGGCATCTTATGGCGGTCGGGTTTAAGTTTGCGCCACCCGAAGCGCTCGCCTTCACAGCCGCAGGTGGGGCACTACGCGGCCATGCCGACGGGATCATTCATAGCGGTCCGAACCTGCCGGGCGCCTATCTGATCTACCCCCTTGTCTGGGAGCATAAGGCGGTCAATGCCAAGAACTGGCGCGCGGTGGAACGCGACGGGCTCGAGAAAACCTTTCCGCAGTACGCCGCGCAGATCTCGCTCTATCAAGCCTACCTCGACGTTACCAATCCCGCGCTGTTCACGGTGACGAATGCCGACACCTGCGAGTGGTTGCACTTCCTCGTACCATTCAACGCCGAGCGCGCGCAGCTATGGTCCGACCGCGCTGTGAACATCATCGAGGCAACGCGCGCCGGGGAATTGCTGCCGCGCGCCTTCGACGACCCGGAAGACTGGCGTTGCCGGATCTGCGCGCACAAAGAGCGGTGCTGGGGAGTCAAATGACTAACGACGCCCAAGATCGCGTTGCAGTGACTGTGACAGGTTGGGAGACAGAGATGTACTCGGTGGAATTGGAAAATCGCCTACACGCGATATGGGAAAAACAGGCTCAGCTCGAGCTGTCGCTTTATCGTGCCAATGTAAATTGGTTTGATGCGTGGCCAGTCGATGCGCCGCGCGAGCTGCGTAAAATGGTCGCTGATGTACTCGAAGTGGCCTGCGAGCTGGACGCAATCGCCCGTGATCTTGAGATGGAACTTAAGGCAAAAGATGAATGGGGAGCACAGCCGCCGCCGAACTTGTGAAAGGTCTTGCCGAGGCGGAGCGAGATAGATGCACACAGCGTCTTGGCGAGATCGTGCAGATGTCGCGCAAACCAGAAAAGTGAATTGGGCGACGCACAAAGAGCGATGCTGGAGTGAACGATGCGGAACACTATCAACGACGCGGATGCGCAAGGCCGCGTTTACCGTCTTGCCAGCGACATCTTGACCGTCCTGGCCGGCAACGATTCCGCAGAGGCGCATACCGCTCAGGCATTGGCCGTGGTCGCCACGATGTGCATTCTTGCCCCGAACGATGCGGCAGCGCGTCTGCAGGCGGCAGAGGGGTTCGCGCAGCAGGTGCGCGAACTCGTTGGGCGCGAGGACATCGTTGAGTGGATCACGGACTCTATCATTCACGTGTCGCAAGCGGGGCGGGGGTAAGCCGTGGCGCTCCCACACGAACTCGCCGCCAAGCTTGGCAAACCGATCCGCTTGCTGGCGTCGGACAGCAGGGGCGAGGCCTTTGCCGCGCTGTGCGCCATCGCGCGCTTGCTGCAGGCCTATAACCAAAGCTTTCACACGCTTGCCGATCACGTCGAGAGCGGCGGTGGCGGCCTGAGCGAAGCCGACAAGCAGAAGATCAGCGCTGCGATCGAAAGCGCCCGCATCGAAGGCTACGCCGAGGGTGTGAGGGCGGCGGAAAGCAAGCAGCACGGCACCGGCGCCTTCCGCAACACCAACGGCGCGCTCGAATGGACCGAAGTCGCGCGTTACTGCCAGCGGGAGAAGCAACGGCTCCCCGCCAAGCACCACAAGTTCATCGATGATATGGCGGCGCGCACCGTGTACGGGCGCGAGCCGACGCCAAATCAGCACCGATATTTGCATTTTTTATTTTTTAAGCTCGGCGGAAAAATCACATGAGAGCGACGCCCTATGGCCGTCCGTACGAACCAGCCGAGCCCGATCCCGGTCCCGGCTGGCTGCGCTCGCGGTTCATGGGACAACGCTACCCGCGGCCCGGCATCGCGGCGTGCGGGCGACCAAACTGCCCGGTGTGCGGCGGACACGCGCAATCGTTCGCGCGCGAGCCGGTGGAGACTAACAAACAAACGCTCATCCGTTGGCGCTAGGAGACAGTCATGGCCGGCGTCGCATTTATAATTACTAACGCAATGAAGGACGCGCTCCGCAGCCGCGGCCTCACCGATGTCGAGATCGGGCAGCTCACTCCGGCGGAGGCGCAAAAAATTCTATCGACGCCCGATCCGCGCGCCGTGCGTGAATGCATCCAGGCAATCGCGGCACAGGCAAAGTCAGTGCTCTGCGCGAGCGTAAATCCCGGCGTGTTGCAGCTCATCCGCCTACACCCGATGTCCAAGGACCTGGTGCCGACCCGCTACACGCTCGACGACGTCGAGGGCATGATCAAGGCTGCAATCGCCGACTGCGAGGCCGGCCACAACGTCTACATCGAGGGTCGCACACTTCCGGCGAGTTTGCGCGGCGGCGAGCGCGGCAAGCTCGAGGCTACGATCGCGGTGTTCGCCCTTGTGATCGACAGCGACGCCGACAAAGGCATGGGCTGGACGCCGCCGGCGACGATCCGCCCAAGCATGATCGTGGAGACCTCGCCTGGCAATTTTCAGTTCTGGCTCTTCCTGCGAGTGGCGCTCGACGCCGAGCGGGCACAGAAGCTGGGCGAGCGCATCCGTCACGCCGTCAACAGCGATCACGACACCGGCAATCCGAGCCAGCCCTATCGCGTCGCCGGGACAATTAACTATCCCTCACCCGAGAAGACCCGGCGCGGACGCACCACCGTATGGACCCGGCTCATCGCGCTCGACCCTACCTCACTGTGGACCCCGGAGGACATCGAGCGGGCGTTTCCGGCGGCGGTGCAGCAGTCCAAGGGCAACGGCAGCGGTGCGTCCGTATCGGGCGGCAATGGTGGTGCAGCCGCGCCGATGAGCTCGAGCTCGCCAATGCCGACCGGTGGCTCTAACGAAGCCGACATCCCGAGCGACACGATGCGCGTCATCCGCAACGGTCCCACCAAGGGCAACGCACGTGATCGCTCGCTTGCATTCTGGAACGTGGTGATGGTGCTCAAGGGGTTCGGCTTCACGCCTGCCGATATCCTCGAGCTATTCGAGCGCCACCCAGATGGCATCGCCAAGAAATACGAGGGGCGGCTCCAGCACGAGATCGAACGCGCCTATGACAAGATCGAGGATGCGCCCGCACCTGTATCCAAACCTGCCCCTGCCCCTGCCCCTGCCCCTGCACCCGCGCCCGGAGGGATGTCCAAAGCACTCGCTGACGTTCACGCAGTCTTCAAGAAATGGCTGGGCGAGGATTACGACACCGACGTGCTTGATGCCGTGCTCGCCGCGGGCGCGGCCGAGCGGCTGACTGGCGATCCGCTCTGGCTGCTGGTGATCTCCGGCCCCGGCAACGCCAAGACCGAGACCGTGCAGGCGCTCGCCGGCGCGGGCGCGCACGTCACCAGCACAATCACGTCCGAGGGCGCCTTGCTATCGGCGAGCCCGCGTCAGGGACGGGCCACCGGTGGGTTGCTATGCAAACTCGGCCCCCGTGGGTTGCTGGTCATCAAGGACGTAACTTCGCTGCTCTCAATGGACGGCAGAGCACGCAACCTCGTTCTGGCCGCGCTGCGCGAGGTCTATGACGGAAAGTGGGAGCGCAACGTCGGGATCGGCGGCGGGCGTACGCTTGCTTGGATCGGCCGTATCGCCATCGTCGGCGCCTGCACCACCGCTTGGGATACGGCGCATCTTGTCATCGCCATCATGGGTGACCGCTTCGTCGTCGTTCGCGCCGATTCAGAAGGCGCGCAGACTCGCATCCGCTCCGCGGAGATGGCCGTCAACAACGCGGGCCAAGAGGCCGGCATGCGTGCCGAGCTGGCGGCGGCGGTTGGCGGGCTCATCACCAACGCCAGTGCCGCAGAGCACGTGTTCGCTCCCGCCGAGCGCACCCGGTTGATCAATCTCGCCAATATTGTGACCTGGGCGCGCACTGGCGTCGAGCGCGACTACCGGGGCTATGTGACTGATGTGCACGCGTCGGAAATGCCGACTCGCCTCTCCAAACAGCTTGCCATGCTGGTGCGCGGCGCGGTGGCAATTGGCATACCATCCGCAGCCGCCATGCAGCTGGCAACGCGCTGCGCGCGCGATACCATGCCGCCCCTGCGGCGAAGAATCCTACTCGACCTCGCCGCCCATCCAGATTCCCGCCCGCGAGACGTTGCCCGCCGCATCGTCCGTCCGCGTACAACAGTCCATAACGAGCTGCGGTCGCTGCGCCTGCTTGGCGTGTTGCATTGCGACGAGCAGGACATGATGCAGGGCGGGAAGGAACACACGCTCGAGCGCTACCGCCTCGCGAGCGCGCTCGATCGCGATTTGTTGTTGTCCATGCAATAGATAGCCCGGTTGGGAAATCTGAGTAGAAGCCGATTCTAGAGCTGGTTGGGAAATATGATCCTCCTTAATATTATCTCTCTACTACTCTCATCATCATTTTTCCCAACCAGTAAGGTTGCGCCGCGCCGCCGCGCTCGAAGCAAGCAGGACGAGGCGTCCGATGAATGGTGATCAAGGCAAGTCCCCAGTCGCGACACGCGGCAAATGCGCCCCCGCAACCGCGCCATCCTCCGAGCTCGATAGCTTCCTCGCCGAAATCCGGGGCCGCACCACAGCCGCTACAGGCATGCGCGGCCGCCTCGTCTTCGCCCTCGACGCTACCGCTAGCCGACAGGACACCTGGGATACCGCCTGCAAGCTCCAAGCCGAGATGTTCCAGGAGGTCGCCACCATCGGCGGTCTCGATATGCAGTTGGTCTACTACCGCGGCCTCGGCGAGTGCAGAGCCTCCCGCTGGATCTCCGATCCCAAGCAACTCGCCAAAACCATGTCGCAGATCATGTGCCACGCCGGAGAAACCCAGATCGAGAAGGTCCTGATCCACGCCGCCAAGGAAACCAAGCTCCTCAAGGTCAGCGCGCTCGTATTCGTAGGCGACGCCCTCGAGGAAAGCCCAGATACCGTCCTGAGCGCAGCAAGCACCCTCGGCCGCCTCGGCGTGCCCGCCTTCATGTTCCAGGAGGGCCATGATCGCCTGGTCGAGCAGACCTTCCAGGATATCGCCCGCCTGACCCACGGCGCCTACTGCCGCTTCGATCCCGGGGCCGCACGCCAACTCGCCGAGCTCCTGCGCGCAGTCGCGGTCTTTGCCGCAGGGGGAATGCCCGCGCTTGCCGCCCGGCACGACGCCAGCGCAATCAAGCTGCTCGGCCAATTGGGGGGTTAGCCCCCAGGGGGCGATCGGCGAGCCTAGAGGGGCGTCTGGAATAT